ACGATGACGACACCGAAAGCCCGATTGATTGAGAGGCTGTGACCAATGGCGGCAACGACTACACCGGAAAAAGTCCAAGCAGTCTTTCCGACTGAGCTTGATCCTGCATCGTTCATCACGACCGCTTCCGCGTATTACGAAGCGGTGATCGGCAACAACACCCTTAGTGATGCGTTGGGATCAGAAGTGCTGACGTATCTTGCCGCGCATTTTCTCGCTGTCACCGATCCCCTAGAACGGCAGGAATCTGTTGGTACAGGTTCGTGGACATTCGAGGGCAAGCAAGGAAGTGGCATGGGATTGAAGAGTACGCAACACGGTCAGATGGCGATGACCCTCGACACATCCGGCAAGTTGCGCGATTCCGAAAAACGCAAAGCACGGTTCACTGTTCTATGAGTGACCTGACGCACCCTCTTACCTATTGGCCCCCCGGCGATACTCCAACCGCTGAGAATTACACTGGCAGGGTTGCCATTGCAGGCAAAGCCCCACGCGAAGGTTTGGCAAAGGCAGGCGCGAGCAAAGCGTATCTGCGTGAGGACGTTTTCGAGATTGGCGGAATTGTGGCTGATGGCACGTTTATCGATATTCCGCCAGAGGCCCGTGAGATCCTGCAAGTTGACCCGCGCAAAAACCGCCGGGGCACTCGCTTTCTCTATGAAGCCACGCTATCTGACTATGATGGTAGCGCAATGTTCGACTCGATGACCGTCTACAGACTGACGCGCCGTGATGATGGCATGGGCGGTTTCGTTAAGGAGCCGGGGGCCGTAGGTACTTTTCCATGTGAAATTACCTTCTCACCCGGCGAGGCCGTAATTGCTGACAACGAGCGGATTGATGGGCAGTATAAAGTTACAGCCCTGAAAGATGCCGATCTGCAAACCGGCGACAAGGTATTTGTCGTAACCCGCAACACCTATCTGGATGTGACCGGGCAAGTTGATCGGCCCCCGCATGGTCTGTATTTGACAGCAACGCTTGGGGTATCCGATGAACAAAATCCGAATGACATCATCCCGTAAAGAAGTCATTGCTGACATCGAGGCAGGCACCAAAACCAATGCCAAAAATGCAGCGTTATACGCGCAAGCCAAAATACAAGATACGCTCTCAGGCCAGCGCAGCGGTACAACGCGCAGGGTAAGCAAGACAGGAGAGCCACACACCGCATCTGCACCGGGCGAGCCACCAGCAGTTCTCAGTGGAGATCTGAGGGCATCGATCACAACAGCCCCAAGCCCGACCAGCAAATCCCTGTATTATGTCGGCAGCGACAAAGAATACGCCCCGCATTTGGAACTCGGCACGAAGAAAATGAAGTCCCGACCGTTCTTCGTCAGCACGATTGAATCCGTCCTACGGGAGATCCGGGCGAAGCTCACAAAGAGGGTGGACTGATGCTTAAAGAAATTGTGGATCTTCTCAGGAATGATGCAGTGCTGGCGGGATTGCTTCCGCTCGATGATGTTACCGGATTGCCGGCGGTTTATACCCAGTGGTCACCATCATCGCGTCAGCCCTATATCGTAGCGCAGTTTCAGGATTCGCCTGTCGGTCAGATCAGCGGCACGGTCAGTAGCGGCACATTGGAATTGAATTGTTGGGACGCGGGATCTTCCCTGTCACGGCTAAAATCCATTGCGTACCGCATCGAAGATCTTCTGGACTACAGCGCGATAGATACTGAGCGGGGATCGACCCGGCTGAAATTGCAGAGCAGTGGCAGTCTGCAAGAGCCCGAGCCCGACACCAGCCGTTGGCGCATGGTCATCGGTACAAGGACGCTCAGATCCGCGGTAATTGAAGCTCGCTTGTCGAGGCCTAGTGGCTTAACCTTGACCAATATCAACACGGCAACTGCCAGCCAATTACAGGAATTACCGCGTGTTGGTGGCGCTACCGCGAGTGCAATTATACAATTCAGGGACGACAATGGGAGTTTCGCCACAATTGGCGATATCTTGGCGGTGCCGGAAGTGGGCCCCAAAACCTATGACGCAATCAAAGGTGTAATCACGGTCTGAGGAGGCCAGCCATGACAGGTATTTCAACGAACACAGTAAAGAGCATGATCGTCGACAGTGGAACCGTCTACATTGATTACGAGGAATCCGGAGAACGGTTAATGGGTGCGACCCGAGATGGCGCCAGTTTCGTAATCGAGCAAGAAGTACGGGAGATCCCAATCGATGGTGTAAGGGGCCCGTTGCTTGGCGCTCGCCGGATCATTAACGAACACGCTCGCATCATGGTCAATCTTCTGGAAATGACCAAGGAAAATTTCATGGATGCTTTGTTCGGGACAGCTTCTGCAATCGAAGGCACGGCCCCGGATGAAGTCGATGTTATTACCAGAAGCATCGACTTCCCTGCAGAAAGTGCCTACAAAACCAACGTGACCCTTATTGGGCAGCGAAGGGATACCGGCGAGGACATCATTTTTAAGATCACGAATGCGCTGTCAGAAGGCAATTTCGAGATCGAAACAACTGACGATGATGAAACCAGTCTGCAAGTAACTTTTGCCGCGCATTTCGATCCGGCCGATGTCGAATTGAGCCCTTGGGAAATTCGCATTCCAACACAGGCGTAATTTATGACTGAAGTAAAAGTCAGACTGACCGCGGGCGCAGCTTTGGAGTTTTCCGAAGTTCTGGCTGACGCCCTTGATCACATCGACATCGAAAAGATGATGCGAGCCCGTAACGCCAATGATGAAAATGCAGTGGGTGAATTGGGCGGAGACATTATTAAATCCGCCCTTAAATACAGCCGACATTCTGCTTTCAAATTTCTGGCAAGCACAGCAGGAATGACAGTCGACGAGCTAAAGGATCAGCCCTTGTCGACGGTTACTGCGATCATTACTCAGATCAAAGAAGATCCTGAGTTGAAGGATTTTTTAGCACAAGCGCGAGGGATGCTCAGTTAGGTCGATGGCGTGTTACGGATATGCTTATTGATCGCTATGGATGGCGATTGCACGACCTGTATACGCTGACCCCTCGCGAATATAAGGGCATGAGTGATGCCGCTTTAAAATCGAGACAGCAGGCATCGAAAGATAATTTGATAGCGCAGGCATTCGGGCAGTGGCTGGCTGGCAATGGAGGCAACAAGAACTTTGAAGATTATCTAAGATACCTTGGCCTGTCCGAAAAAAAGAAAAAGCCAAAGGTGTCAAATCAGATACAGGCCAACATCGCCAGAGCCAGAAGCATAATGGAGCGTGATCGTGCTAGAACTATTCAAAATCGTCGGTAAGATTGCGCTCGAAGGTCAGGATGCCGTTACATCTGGATTGACCGACATTGATTCCGAAGCACAGAAAACCACTAGCCGCCTTGTCAAACTCGGGGATCGCTTTCAGGACGTAGGCCGCAAGGTTAGCAGCGTCGGCGGTTCCATGACGAAATGGGTAACCGGACCGCTGGCTGCAGCTACAGCCGGAGTTGCATTGCTTGCCAACAAAGCATCTACCTACACCCGAGATCTTGACCGCATGGCTCAGGTGTCGAACACCACGACCCGAGAGTTTCAGAAGCAGGCATTTGCTGCACAATCAGTCGGCATCGAATCCGACAAATACGCCGATATCCTGAAAGACATGAACGACCGGGTAGGCGATTTCGTCGCTAACGGCGCCGGCCCTATGGCCGATTTTTTCGAGAACATCGGCCCCAAGGTCGGAGTAACGGCAGATCAATTCCGAGGCTTATCCGGCCCTGATGCCCTGCAGCTTTACGTCAGCAGCCTAGAAAAAGCCAATTTGTCGCAGGCAGAGATGACCTTCTACATGGAAGCCATAGCCGGCGACAGCGCCGCCCTCGTGCCCTTGCTTATAAACGACGGCAAGGCCATGAAGGAATTTGGCGACGAGGCTGAGCGTTCCGGTCTGATCTTGTCAGAGGACACCTTGCAAGCGACTCGCGATGCCCGCGGGGAAATGGCAAAACTCAAGCAGGCATTTGAGATCGTCACGGTTCAGATCGGTGCAGCCCTGATTCCGGTACTTGCCGAATTGACCCCGATATTGATTAACGTCGTTGTGCCGGCGGCGAAGGCTTTGGCAGAAGTAATCAGCGCAATGGCCGCAGGATTCAACGCGCTACCAGAGCCAATACAGGCAATTGTAGTCGGCG